ACAGCGAAGGATCGGCTCGTCATGGACCTGCCGCTTCCGACCGCCATCACCAGCGTGGCCGGACTGTACGTGGTGTTCTCTTCCGAGGACGATGCTATAATCGGCGGTTCGCTGGCGCTGGCAGATAACGTTGCGGCGCCGACGGAAGGGGCCGTCTACGAAACCTACTACAATGCCGGCTACGGCGACAACCTGCCGTCGATCTACCCCGTATTCGCGCCGAATAACGACCTTACGCCGGGCATTATCAACTCCTATTTCCAGCCCACCTACAACGTCCATATCCCGTCGCGGGGGGACTTTGAGGTCGTAGGCTCCGAGAGCGTTTCGGATGCGGTTGAAATAACCCTCCAAATCACCGAGCTGGGTTGGTCGTATTACCTATCCTCCGGAAGTGATCTGTGGATTGACATGCAACAAAAGCTGGAGACCCAGCATGGCATACCTCTATCGGCGCTCGCCGAGGATGGATGCACCCTCACGCTGTCCGTAGCAATCGAAAACTACGTCATGACGGCGCCGGCGATCGAGTTCAACACCATGCGCGGCTCCATCATGCCTATTCTGGATTTCACGTACGTACCTTAATTTAATGAAATCTTTATGACCACTTATGAACAAATAGTAGCCAACATCGGCAAAACCATCTCGTCGCTCACGAGCACCAGCAATTCAGCCATCTGGCGCCGGCTGGCCGCGGTATTCGCCGAGACCATCAATACTGTTCTCCTGAATCAGTCCAATTCGGAGGTTGTGATCGAGACGGCCGCCCGAACGTTGCGAGTCATGGGGAAGCAGTACTACATCGACACGGCGCTGGCGTTCCAAACCGGCGACAACTTGGTGGTTGTCGATCCGTCCAAGCACGCCTACGGCTACGAAACGGTCGATCCGGCCAAGCAGATCATCAAGCAGGTGGCCATTCGCGTGGATGCGCAGAAAAACGTCATCAACATGCACGTCTGCACGCAGGATGCGAACGGCAACAACGTGGCCCTCACGGCCGAGCAGCTGGCGGAGTTCTCAAACTACATGACGGCCAAATCGGCATTCGGCATCAGCATGATGATCTCGTCGCCGACTCCCAGCATCATAACCACCACCCAGCTCTTCATCCGCTATCTGGACACCTACTCGCTGTCCCAGATCAAGAACAGCGTGAAGGAAATCCTTATCACCACGCAAGGAACCCTGCTCGGCGACTCCCCGGTGTTCGTGAACGACATCGAAACCGCCCTCGCCGGCGTGCCGGGCGTGCGCGACGCCTACTTCGTGGGCATCACCTGCGACGGCGCCGAGCCTACCAACGGCATTCTGACGCCGGCATCCGGCTACTTCAATTTCAGCGCGGCACTGCAAAACCTGACTGACATCGTAGTATTTAATCCCATCCGGTAATGCTTCGACATCTATCCATACCGTGGCTTTTGTTCAACATCCTGCGTCCGCAGTATGCGCTCAACCACGACTCAAGTCCGACGCTGAACGTGTTCTACAAGTTCCTGTTTTGCTGTCTGGCGCCGCTGTTCCCGAAGATCGAATCATACGAGGCGTGGTGCAAGAAATACTATGCGTTGGCGGCCAACGACGGCAGCTGTATTTCCATCCAAGCCTACCTGAATGCCTACTACGGCGACTTCGGGGAGATAACCGTCACCACGGCCCCCGTTTTCGACACCTTCATATTCCCGTACAGCTCCGATATGTCGCTTGGCACTTTGATGTTCCCCTATTCGACCGACATGTCGAAAGGCGTGGAGTTCTACCAATACGGTAGCACGGCAAATGCTCCGGTCGTGACCATCCCCGCCGGGCTTAAAAACGCGGACGTCTACCCGGACTTTATCGCAGACCTGAACGCCCTTGTGGCCTATGGAATCCGATATTCAATAGTTGTAAATTAAACTCCCATGTCTCTCGCCTCTATCCTCAAAGACACGATTCTGCCTTACGTGAAAACCATCGGTAACAACTGGTGGTTGGGATTCGTCGGCTACTTCGCTCCCATCGGGCCGCTGGTCCTTGTGATGGTATGTTTCATCATGACGGACTTCGTCATCGGCTGTCTGGCATCCTACAAACGGGTGACCGCCGCTGGGAAGCGCTGGTGCTTCTACTCCGACGCGGCGTGGCGCACGATCTACAAATTTGGCTTCTGCGCAATGGCGGTCGCCGGATTGTATGTCATCGGGAATGACGTGCTGGGCGGGGACTTCGGCGCCGACCGGCTTCCCAATATTCTCTGCGCGATGGTATGTTTTACGGAGCTGTGGTCCTTTTGCGAAAACGCGGCCTATCTCTCCGGCTCGAAGCTGTTCTTGTGGCTCCGGCAGTTCACCATCAACAAAGCGAAGCGCTGGGACGAGGACGTGGCCAAAGACATGGAGGACTTAATCAAAAAGTAACGATATGAAAAGATCAGAATTGCTTGCCGAAGTTCAGAAAAACTTCAAGATAACAGAGCTGGTATGTCCTCATGTCTACCAGCGCGACGGCGAGAAGGCATGGAGGTATTTCTCCAATGAATTTCTCGAAACGCTCGTGGCCATCCGCAACATCCTCGGCCTTCCCATGACCATCAACAACTGGGTGGGCGGCGGTCAGTACAGCCAGCGGGGCCTGCGATGCAACATCTGCGATCTGGTGGCGTCGAAAACCCGCTCCGGCTTGCTGTATGTCTCGGCTCATATGCTCGCGCAGGGGTTCGACTTCTCCACTACCATCCCCTCTCACAACGTGCGGGAAATCCTCAAAAAAAACGCATCCAAACTTCCCTATCCTATCCGGCTGGAGAAAGACACCTCTTGGGTGCATGTCGATCTCTACCGCGTAGACGACAAGAAAAAAATCACCGAATTTAACGATTAACCAACATGGCAACAATCAAGAAATTCATAGCCACTTCGAACGGCAACCGGGTGTTCGTCTCGGACCTTGCCGCGATGGCCGACACCATCTTCGGCATGATGGGCGCGTGGCCGTGCCCGATTCCCTACTGCATTTTGAAGGGAGTAATAGGTCCTCAAAACACCTCCCTGCGAATCAACAAGGGCGGCGGCGTGCTGATGTACGGCAAGTTTTTCCCGACTCCGAACGGTGATACCCTTTCTATCCCGAAGGGCAGCTATCTGTATGCCAAAGCCCAGAACGACACGGCAGAACCCCGAACCTCGTCCACGGGACAATCGTACTACCAGAACATCGTCTATTCCCTCATGGTCACTACGGCCAAGCAAACGGGAACATCGACCGACTACGAAGCCGAAACTGGCCTGTGGGAGATCGTGGACGGCGCAGTTACGGGAGCGATGGAAACCACGGCATGGATCGCCTACGTAAAATCCATCAGTACCTTGTGGCGCTGGGACTACATCGACAACAACCTGCCTGCAAACATCGTGCAGACGCAGGCAGTAGCCGATGCCGCCGTCACTACCCCCAAGATGGCGCCCGGCTCCGTGACCAGTGCCATTTTGGCGCCCGGCTCCGTGACTCCCGAAAAACTTCCCACTGGATCATTTCCCGGAGTATTCAACGCCACTACCGTCACTACCGATGTAGCGGCTATTACGGTGTACCCGTGGGATTATTTGGTATGCCGGCGAGCCTCGGCCACCGCCCTCACCATTAATCTGACCGATTCGACTGGAATTGCGGTTGGGACTATGGTTAAAATGCGCATTTCAAATGCTCGTACATCCAGTATACAAGCAACCATAAAACAGCCCAACGGATCATCTGGGCTGATCCTGCACATTCCCGCAGGTGAGGTGTATATGATCGAAGGAATATACGTAGATGGATCATACGTCCTCAGCTTCTATGGAAAAGTAGGAGTTTCGTCCTAAAAGAAAGAGGGTCATTTGACCCTCTTTCTCTTTGTTATTTCGACGATCTCGGCCAGTACTTGGTATAGGCCCACAAGAGACCATACGCCACAAATACTGCGGCCATTGCGGCTACGATAACGTAACCCATCGTCTTACTGATAAGCGACAATGCGATCAGCACTATCGCGGCCCCGATCAGGGCAATCAAAGTCCACTTTTTCATCGTTTCTTTTTTTATGGTTCTTATTGGTGGAGGTGTATTTGTATTCATCCGCCACGTCGGTTCCAAATTCCAATCTTCGCCTGAACTGAAAATCAAACAGCTCGTCGGCTCTACGGTGAAACTCCGCTTCTATGACTTTCCAGCCATAGTTGTATTCTTCCTCCTGCTGTTTCATTACCACCTGATTATATTGTAAGATACGCCTACCCCAATATAGGGGTAAAGCTTCACATCCTGCTTGAGTACCGCGCCGTACCCTGCCTGCACTCCTATCCCCCACCGGGTTTTTCGAAGCGGGCCTTGCACGACCTGCGTCTGTTGATTTACCTTCATCCAATCCAACTGCGGGTGTAGGTCTCCGATGGCCGGGCCGCTCACCTGCGCCGACCAATCCGGGCCGGAGTACGGTCGCGTCTCTACAGCTATCCGTAATTCAGTGCTGTCCGGACCCACTTTTACGATCTTGGTTTCCGTCACTGTCACCGTATCGACCGGAGCAAACACCAGATTGGGGACCCGCACCGTTACCGAGTGGTAGGTGCTCGGCCCGGATTGAGGCTTTTCGTAGTACACTGTCACCACCTGCCGGTCGATGATAGGGTCCGCCGGCCATAACCATCGACCCCCCACTACACCTACTGCCAGCCCGATCAGAAGAGACACGGTAATTTTAAGAGCATTCATAGCTTTTTGGCTGGAAAATTCTCGGCGGTCGAATCTTTTACGACCTCCATTAATGCCTTCTCCACGGCTTTCTGAACCTCTTTATCGAGGTCCACGGGCAGGCGTATTCTTCCTACCAATACGCAGAGCAGCGCAAATGCCTCCAGCGTCAACATGATGGCCAAGATGGCCACTGCAAATTCCAATTCATTTCCCATGTTATAGTTGTTTTCGATTTGTTATGGCTTCTGCCAGTATTCTCGTGAATGCGTCGCCGCCGAATCTCATGACCTCAAGTCCCCTTGACATGGGGGTGCATATCAGAACAGCCCATCCGTCGGCCGCGGCCTGCGACATCTTTTCGTACTCCTTCCCCAACGCTACAGGGTTCGAGTGGCGCCCCCCTACGAAGTTACCCCCATTTAATTCTACTGCTATCTTCAACTCCAGACATGCGTAGTCGAACCGCCAGCGACGGGGCGGGTGGAACCGATATTCCGAAATCCACTCCAACCCGGTCGTCTGACGCAGTATTTGCAGGTATGCGTCCATCTACTCCTTCAAGGTTTGGGCGGCAAACATGTAGTAATGCCGCAGGGTGCTGGCAATCTGGGTCAGGTCGTTCGATGCGGCGCCATCCCAAACCCCCTCCTTGTCGTTCTTGTTGATGATCTCGATGATCTCGGCCAGCTCGTCGCGGGTCTCGCGTACATAACGCCGCCAGTCGCCCAGCGTTACCATGTCGGCCACCACGGAGGTTTCGATGAATCCCGACATGCTGTGCACCGGAACTCCGCCCAGCTGAACGATCAACTCGGCGACATTGTCGGCCGCTTCGTTGAGCTTTTTATACACCTCGTCGAAAAAAGGATGCCAGCTCTTGTAATGCTCTCCGTACAGCGTCCAATGACGGCCGCGGACATTCTGGGTAGTGACGGCAATCGTCGCCAGCAATCGGTCCAAAATCTCAAATTCCATAATCTATGTTTTTAAAATGGTTCTTCGTCTACATCGTCATGGCGCGCCCAACGATTCTTGGATGTTTGTTGCTGAGCCGCCTGATTGTCTTTCAGCCACGGCGCCCTACGCCCCTTGCCGATGAAAGCCGCCTCTCGGTGATTTCCTTTCCCCCAGTCTATTGCAATGAAGTACTCGTTTCCCCATTTGTCGGGTTCTTTCAGTTTCTGAATCTTGATGTTGATGGAGCTGCCTATGCCACCCCGACATCTAAACTCTTTGATGGCTTCGTCAGGGATCATGTCCAGTCGCACCTCGGCGATAATAACTTCATCTGCCATACGCAAATATAATCAAAATGCTTGAAATTGTTCTGATCGCGTCGTGTCGGCGTCCGCCGTGTACTCCACGGTCCCGTGCGTACTATACACCCGGTCCCGACCGGCGTTGTCGGTGCGGACGATCCCTTCGAGCCGTCCGGAGGCATCCCGAATCTCGCGGGAGCCGTCGTTACGGGTGCGGACGGTGTGAGTCACGCGCCCTTTCGAGTCCTTTATCGCCCGGACATCCTGTCCGTATGCCCGCTTTACCCCGGTAAAAGCGATGCACACCACTGAAATCACGATGGCAAGCAGCCACCACAGCACCCACGTAGGGCGCACTTCTCGATCATTTTTCATTGTTGTTCGTTTTATCCAGTTCTGCAATCAGGGCGTCAGCGAGTTCAACAGCGTTCCGGGCATGTTCTATGCAATCCGGCGCCCCATCTTTGCGCCAGTTCCTTCCGGCAAATATACCCATCATTGCCTGCCCGGCGTACACCCGCCGCCAGTACTCCCGGTCAACTGGTAAGGATTCCTTACAAGTTGGGGTATCAACTGTCAAGTTTTCTTTGACAGTTGGTCCGTACTCCCCACGCGCCAACTTATATTCGTAGTCATCATCGCGCATCATAAGGTCGCGTTCGTTGTTATTGCATCCACCAAACCGACCGTCTGCATAATAAAATTCAATACCCTCCCTACTACCCCGATCCAGTAATGCGATTATTCTGCCTGAACATCCGTGGCGATCAGTGCATATAATTCTGGCACTCACTCCGTCCCTCGTACACACCGGCGCGCCTGCTTTGGCGGCCTCAAGATCAAAATTTCTCATAATTATTTCAGTTTGTCGAGATTTTGCGAGAATCTCGCTATTTCAGTAATTCATAAAGTGTTTTATCCTTTGCTATCGTCCCGATTTTCACCCGTTCCGCCTCTTCTTTGGTGTCGAACTTTAGCACCATTTTTTCGCGTATTGGACATCCATTGTCCCGCCAAATTACATCGACCATAAGATGCCACTTTCCATTCCAAAATGCGGGTCCCCCGAATATCTCGGCCACGTAAGCATATATTTTACGGGTAACTATTTGACAGATTAAGTTGCTCATTTCACCAACTCAAATTCGTAAACCACGACCCACGGATTCGATGCCCACGTACCCCATCCGGAAACCTTGTCGATTAGTGCGGCGAAGGCTTCGCGGGGAGTATCAAACCATACCTCCCGCCATCGCGCAGTGTCGAAATAATAATACATCGGACTTCCATTCCTCGCAAATTCCACACGCACACCCTCTTTCAAACACTCGGCATCCGAAATATCCTGCAACCGCTCGCAGTGGATTCCCGTGATGCGGATTTGGTGGGGCATATACTCGGCTTTGACTAACATTTTGTTAAGCCACCCTGCGTGATTTGTTATATCGCTCCCGTCTGCAAACTCATTATACCAAATTCCGCTTTCCCACTTACTCTCATCATAAGTTGAAAAATAGTTTTGCGCCACGGCCACGATCTCGCCGACCTTGTAGCGGGTATACTTCGAGAGCCTGACATCAATAAAATCCCCGTATTCGTTTTCATAAACCAAGGTGTTGCCCCTCGTGTCCCACGTAAGGCCGAAAAATTCATCAGGAATCAGCCGCCTCGTCATAGTCTTTCGGCCCTCGATCACCGCCTGCGTCAAGCCGTAGCGGTCGTTAAACATTATCTTCTGCATGGCTATTCTTGTTTTAGGTTGTTCAGTCTGTCTATCTCGGCGGCGATCTCAATTCCGAAGAGGTGAACCGATAATTTATAGCTACTTGGGCCGAACCAAAATTTACTCAGGCCGAGTAGTATAAAATGACCACAGCCCGGATGCCGCCATCTGTTTACGACATATATTCGCCGAAGTATATGCTTTGCTTTCATTTAGCCAAAGTGTTTAACCGATCTATTTCGGCGGCGATACAGGCACCAGCCTCGGCCAGCAATCTGATTGCTTCGTCGGTTTTTGACGTGATTCTTGAAAATTCAACCAGCATTTCTGCGCGCAGAATCATCCTGCCTATCTCCCCCAACCGCCCGCTTGACACCAATAGCTTACTTTGCCTTTCTGCAATCAGTTCGATTCCTGTTTTCATGGGATTCTATTTCTTTTTTGAGTTCTTCGATTGATTTTCTGACCCGTTCGTGCATCTCCACGGCGCGATACCCAAGCCAAACAGTGACGATTCCGAGGATTGAAAGCAACACCCACGCTATAATTTCAGTCTCCATTTCCTCTTTTGTTTTAGCTCCGCAACGCGACGGAGGATGTATTCCATCTTTCCTGTTTGGATGTACCTACGGGTTTTGATATAGTCCCATCCAACATATTCTGCAACTGCACTCAAAAGCGCATACGGGTATTCTGTGTGTGCCTCCCGCCGAAGTCGGCGCAGTAGTTTGATTTTCATTTTACTGGGTACATTTCATCCACTACTTGACGGATTATTTCAGCATTGAAATCATATTCATCCATTAGTTTTAGGCAGGTATCTCGGTCAAATCCAGCATCCCTAATCAATGCTTTCACGGCTTGTTTATCCGGCTGGAAATCGAAAGAGGCGACATTTTGTACGGCTATCCAATAGCCACGGTCGTACTCAGTTATTGTTTTCATACTTCGTAAGGGTTTCTTTTGTGTTTCACTTTGCGATTCGGTATGCAGGAAATCCAGCCCCAGAACGGTATGCGCCGCTTCAAGTAGTTCGGATCATCCTCGTTGTTGTATGCCTCGGTCTCGAAGCAGGTGTAGTAGTAAGCGCCCGGATAAGGCGGGATAATCACTTCGATCAGCCACGAAATGCCGTAGCAAATCCAGCCGGCGAAGAGAATGCCTAACACCGTCAGGACCCAGCCCCACCACGCGAACGAGTAGCTTATGGCGACGGGCAGGAGGATTGCCGCGAACAGCCCAGCCAGTTCGATCTGCTGGGCGCAGTGGATTCCTTCGTGGCGGCGCGTTTTCTCAGTCAGATGCTGGTACTTGGGCTTCCGAGTGAACGCGAATGCAAGCCATGTCACCCAGCTGAATCCCTTGAACGGGATTAATTTGTTGTGGACTTCAATAGGTAGTTTCATAGGTTCAAACCATATCCGTTAGACACCACCCACTCAATACGGCCGACGAGAAGGTCGATAAGGCTTTTGTTGCGGGCGAAACCATATTCCTCGTCCTCTGAAATTAGGCCGAACTCAAAATCCCATCCATCCTCCCCGGTCTTTTCCAAGATAGGATTAAATCTAATTGCTACAAAAATCACCGACGGGAGAAGCCCCAACAGGTCAGCGACTGTGAAGGCGGGAATAAAGGATTCGGGAAATTCTTGATAGGCCAAAATCTTATCCATCCTACACCCCCTCCAAATTTTGAGTCCGTAGTTTGTTTCGTCTACCACATCACTAAGCCATTCCCATACCATGCTCGCCTTCTCCGTGGGCACTCCCAGTTCGATCAGCCGCTTCGACTGCTCGATGCTCGTTACTTGGTCTTTCATCTTTGGTTGTCAAATAATGTGGGTTGCACTTCGGCAGATTGATAATTATCTCTGCATCTCAAATTTCGCTCTTGATGATCCATAAGCCTACGCTTGGCGGCTTCGTAATACTCCGGGTCCAGCTCTATGCCCGTCATTTCGAACCCTAAATCATGGCAGGCGATGCAGATTGAGCCGCTTCCGAGGTGAGTGTCGAGAATCTTATCACCCGGTTTGGCGTAATTCGCCAGCAGCCATTTATAGAGTTCTACCGGCTTCTGGGTGGGATGAATGCGCGGTTTTTGGCCCCTTGCTGTCCCTCGGTATATTTTTGACGTCCCCTTGAAAGTTACGGCGGCCAGCTCTGCTTGGGCGAATGAGACTCCAGCTGGTTGAACTTTATCCCAGACAACGAAATTGCGGACTGGGAAAAGCGCCGGAAAATGGTTCATGCCCCAAACAATTGAATTTTTACATACCCGGCGCAGCTCCCTGAAATAGTCGTCTCCCGGTATACGATCGTCCCATTTTTTGCTGCGGTCATATTTCCTGCTTCGACTCCCGCACCCTGCTTTGGACGCCCCTATGCCATATGGAGGATCAACAATCGCCAGATCGAACGAATTATCCGGCATTCCCCGTAGAATGTCCATGCAGTCGGCGTTGTATAAGGTTATATCACCTAAAATAATATTTTTCATTTTCTCAAATTTAAGTACGAACTTGTTTCCCCCTAAAAAATAAATCCAATAAGGATGTTGGTTATCATTTTCTACATCTACCAGCCACTCATGGATCATAGGTTTTCCTGAATGCGAGTCAATTGTTACCATCCCCTTCCCTTCACTCAGTAATTCGAGCATCTCTTCACCCATCACCCAACGATACTCGGCTGGGTTAGGTTGATAGGCATACACCTCCATGGTCAGCTCTCCAATAAGACTCCATATTTGCTGTCTAATAATATCTCGTTTTGTCGCCATAACCCATCAAATTTCGTTTAAAAATATTCAGGTGATACCATGTACCACTTTGGTGGTTTCAGTCGATTCTACCAACATAAGAATCGCAAACAGGGGCATTCTTGATCTTCTCCTTCTTTCCCCTCTCCCACATTTCAAGAATCTTTGCCTTCGTTTCATCGTCGATGCGATTGATTACGGCATCATGCAGACCGGCTATGTGAATCTCTCGGCCGGCACATGCCTCGCATCTCTCGTCGAAGTACTGAGCGAACCACTGGTAGATGATCTGCCCGTCGATACGTCCGAACAACTGTCCGAAGAATCCTTGTTTTGCACGCAGCATCACAAGGTGCACATCGGCGCAGTTCAATGCCCAGAAGTCGTCGAGTATCATCCGGCAAGTCTCGTACATCTGCGCGGCGTCCATTTTGGCTGACACGTTCAGAAACCTTTGAAGGTTGGAAATCCATGCGACGAGCATCATAATTACCGAATCTTCGTTGTGAATCCTTCGCAGGGCCGACAACGAATAGGCTCCGGAGTTGGCGCAGGCCAGCGGCGTGAGGTGCTTACGGAATAGTCTCATGGACTCCTCTGGCGTTAGCAGCGCCTCGCAAAGCTCTTTCGAGCTGTTCTCGTTCCTCGTCGGTAAGTCCATCCTTACCGCGGGAATTGTCTTTTGATCGTTCATACACTCGGTTTGTTTTTTGTGAAATCGCGTATTCGAATATCCGTTTCCAGTCTATCGTCTTGCATCGGCTCTTTTTCTTGTGCAACCATCCGGCCTCCGTGGCCCAAAACTCCTTGCATGCCTTTTCAAGCGTCAGTTTGATATTCACGCCGGGATTGAACCGTTGTCGTTCTGCCATCCACTCCCTGTTGCCAACCCATCTCTTCCATGCGTCCCGGCAATCTTGCAGGTAGACCTCGAAGCTGTCTCGCCACGTCACCTCCTTCGGGGTTTCCGGCTTCTCTCTCGCGCGCACGCGCTTTGAGTTTTTACCAGCATCTTCTGAAATATCTATTATCTCGGCATCTTCGAGTACGTCAGTACGAGAAGTACTCTCTATGTCTTTCTTCTCTATAATATCTCTTATCTGTTGTTGCTCGCTGTGTTGCTTCTTTGTTGCTCGCTGTGTTGCTCGCTGTGTTGCTTCTTTGTTCTCCTCTTTGTTATCGTAAAAATTTAAACCGACGTAATTATCGAAATTACAGATAGTTATTATGGTATACGTCTTTGTTGCCGTCTTTGTTACTTCTTTGTTGTTGACTATGTTGTCAAGTGTGTTGCGTGTTTGTTGGAGACTTTGTTGTACCCCTTCGCTCAACTTAGACAGACTCGTCACCACTTGCCCGCGTTTAACCGTGATCCCGTTCCGCTCCGATTCCGTAATGTTCGCGTTCATAACCAACCATTGGATCATGGCGTGTTCCCGACATGACTTAACGCTGGTCTCCCGGTACCATTCGGTAGGAATTTTCATCCATCCATTTTGTATGTCCTTTAGCTTCATAATAGGTTGAAAAATAAAGCGAACCAACAAGAACTTGCCCTTCCTGTCGGTTCGCTTGGAATGACCTTGCGGCCATTATATCATACATGCGAGGGCAAGTCGCTATGCAAATATACGAAACTTTTTCAATAAATCAACTCTCGTCGGCAGGTTTTTCTCGCATGAACGCATACACACACGTCGAATCCCTGCCCTCCCTTACGGCGCTTTCTGTACATGTCATGCCTATCAGTTTGAACCCGCTTTTCTCAAGCCGGTGCAAGAACGTCGAATCGGTCAAATAATCAAGGGTACAGATCGAGAATACTTCAAACTTTCCGTTCGACTTGATGTCTGGGGATAGATCATATTTCTTCATGTTCTTGGGCATGTATTTGAGGAATTCCGGCCGAGGGTCTTCTGCCTCCTCGACCTTCTCGGTCTCCTCCTCCAACGGCTGTTTGAACACGTACTTCCACCGGCTTCCGAGGTACAGCACGCAGATTAACTCCCACCCTTTCGAACTCATATCATTCAGCCCCTCGTTATCGACTGGTTTGTGTTTTGGAGCATATATGCTCATGTACTTCCACTTTTTCATATCTTATCGTATTTTACTGTTACTACTCGTTTCATGTCTCCCCACACGAAGCCGCGGGATTTCAGTTCCGCCAGCAGTCTCCGGTCGGTGTAGTCTGCCAGATCGGGATTGTGAATTACCCCCCCCCTCCGGGCAGGCAGGGTTGATTTTCGTTTGGAATATGACGATCGGGCATATTCCCGAAGGCATGATTTGCATCTCGGATTCATCCCGTCCTCGGTGCTCTTAAGTCGGCCGAACTCGGTGATCGGCTTGGTTTGTTTACATCGTATGCATGTTTTCTGTTCCATGATTCTCAGATTAGAAATACATAAACTTCGTTTCCTTGTGTGTCGAGTGTCGGCCATTTCTGCCGTACCTCCACCATTTCGTAATCCACCACGTTCTCCCGGATCAGTTTGGCCGCTCCCTTTTCCAGATGCGAGACCCATACGGCCGGGATGGAAATTTTGTGGCGTTTCTTCACTCCCTTATCGTCCACCTTCGTGTGGTATTTGACGATGGATGTAGGCTCATCTACCCAGTATACCACCCGGTATTTTTGGCCGTTTTGCCACGACTGAAGGCATATTTTATCCCCTTTCTTGCATTCTGAAAGCTTAATTTGTTGCATACCCCCCCTCTCTCATTTTCTTTTCGGTTTTTTGCGGGCCGCGAAGTTTCGAACTCCGTCCTTCGCCAGCTCCGCTGGTTTGACATCAGGTTTATTTTCGGTTATGATCGGCATCTCGATCCCTTCCTTCGGCTCGAAGTAAATGCACCATTTGTCCATACAGATCGTCAGCGTTCGCGCCTTGAGGCAGTGAAAAACATGCTGTCCGGGCCAGTGAACGCACGCGGTGCAGTTTACCTGCGGGCTGCCCAATACGGATCGGCGCGTACTATTTTGCTTTACCATTCTCCGGGATTGTTGGTTCTACCATCGCCATCAACAGCATCTGTACGATCAAAATAGGCAGGTACAAATACAACAGCCAACTACTTTCCGGAATCTTGAACTTTTTCATTGTGTTTCTTGTTTATTTCAACTTTTATCCAGTCGGGAAGATTCGATTCGGCCACCAAAGCGACATTGTCGATCTTCACTATTTTCAGCGCGCCGGTTTTGGCGTAATGGTAGAGAGAACTCAGCGGAATGCCGCTCGTGTCGGCCAGCCATCGCAGGGTATGAAGGTTTCGTGTGTCAGTTATCATACCCCCCCCTATTTGGATTGTTCGGCATTTTCCACACGGGCGATCATCGCCTCATCTTCGGTCTGTCCGTCGGGGTATTCTACCGCGGTCTCATACTCCACGTCGTCGGACATAGGCGTGCCGTTGTCGAACTTAATGGCGGTGGCCAGCTGGTTCATGGCCGTGGTAGAATAGGGATCAATGATCGCACCCTCGCGCAGCACCCGTTTCGATACGGTTTTATGATACATTACTTCCGGGTTGGTTCGCCACATTCCGGTGGGTTTATTGAAGGATTTCGAATACCTCTGGCCCCATGCCATCAATTCCTCGATAGTCATGTAGCAATACTTCTCGAAGCCCGTGAGCTGGCGAATGTAGGCTATATATCCTTGCAGGATTTCCCGCTCGTGCGGCGCATCGTTGTACTTGTATTCCCCCGTAAAGGGATTGTGGGATAATATATCCCCCTCGTACACTTTTGCCGTGTTGAATGTCGCCATCGTGCCGGTGCGGAAGGCCAGCTGTTGAAGGCCGCGGTTCATCACCTGAAACGTACACCGGTCGCCGTAGGGGATCAGGGCCGACTGGCTCAGGTTCGGGTCGATGGACAACCCCGTGCAGGCCGATACCATCGCCGATCTCACCACCGTGCGCGGGTCGCATTTGTTGAGGGCCGCGGCGGCCGGATCGCGCATCAACAGTAGGATTGTTTGCATGAACCGCGGGGCGAATTTCTCCCCCAGAACGTCCATGAATTGGTCGCGGGTGCTTCCTTTCGTGAGCCATGATTTGATTTGTTGGAAATTACTTTGCGTTACGCTCTTTTGCGGGGCCTGAATGGTTACGGCCTTCGCCTGTTCGGTCATCTGCTTTGCGTCCATAGCTGAAATTTTTGTCAAGTAGTTTTTTGATTCCGTCTTTCCATCCGCCGGAGGTAAAGCCGCCGCGGGTGTTGTCTGAGAGGTTGTGCCACCGCATGTTGGTGGGGTACACGTCGAAAATACCGATTGCGCTGCCTGTAAGTATAAAACCCTCTTCCGTGGTTCTCTCGTCCACATTTATGCGCCTTCCCATCGACCGTATGCACCTGCAAACACGCATTTGGTAGGGGGACAAATTTTCGATTCTCATGTCATACCCTTTGACCCTCGAATAGTCGGTTATCAACTCGGTGATCTGCCGCGTTCGCCGCGCCACCAGCTCTTCCTTGGTTTCCATCACTTTTTTATGTCGAATTTCCGATACGCTGAAATGGTGGTATACTCTTTGGCCAGATCGGGGTGGTCCTCGCTGAATTTGGCCAGATCGAAACGCCTCTGATGAATGGTGCGGTAGGTGGCCAGCGCCCGGCCTTCGTAGGCAAGGGTATCGCGTTCGTCGAACAGCGCCGACATTTTCGCCTTGATTTCCTCGTATTTCTTGGCCGCTTCATTCGCGTTGCGCTTGTAGATCATCGCCTGCTCGTGCATTTGCGAGACTTCATGCCCCACCTTAATGATCCCGGCCGTGGATTCGGGGTGCAACAGCTGCACGTCATCGCCATTTATAGGCTCCGGCTGTTCGCCCCCGATAATATGGCGTTCATACCATGCGCACGCCATTTCGATACACTTGCGGACATAGTCCCGGTCCGGCAAGATAAGGCGCGATTTGAGGGATTTCGAACCATCATTTACGGCTAGATATGTGCCGGGCCGTCCGCCTATCTCAGCTTCGAACTGGCATTGCAAAAACCATTCGGAGGGGATAGTTTCCTGCACGTCGAAGTCAACGTACATAGCGGTGTCTTTGATCTCCAAGAACGGACGCCCGGCAAGGTTCGTCCCCTCCTTGAAAATCTCGCGGTCCGGGGCCACTTGAATGTAATCGGGGTACTCGTCGTTGTGGAATACGGCGATCTCTTTGGATCGGCCCACCACCTTGAGGCCTGTCTGCTGTTGGAACCAGCGCGCTATTCCGTCCTCCATGAACCGCCCGCGATACATGGATTCCTTGATCGGCTGCGCGTCCCGGTTTTTCCATTCCAACCACAATTGCAGTGGGGTTTTGTGATTGCTCAGGCCGAGGATTATGCCTATGTTCGATCCTCCAATCACGAAGTTTTGATTTCGGTATGCCAGCCACTCGGCGCGGGTCTTGAAAACTGTTTTACGGATTGCCATGTTATTGGTTGGTTTTAAGGAAGGCTATCGCCATTTTCCGGGGTTCTACATGAATTGTTGCGCTTTCGTGATCCGGGTGTATTTCGATATTCCGGAATTGGATCGCATTCAGTACCGGGTAACTTCCCTCCGGAATCTGCACGGATTTCCAATGCAGATCGGCGGAGATGATGACCGTTACGTCCTCGCGCCCGTTCGGGGTGTCGATGTTGACCACTTCCGACCCGGAAAAGAAATCACCGTCCAAATGGTCCTTGAATGCTTCGGCAATGGCGTCGTACGCCGCAGTTGACAAATTGTAAATCATAATTTTGAATTTTTAAATAAGCTATCCTTGTTGATAATCTGAATCGTAGTTGAGATCAACCCCCGTTTGATGATAAATTCGTAGTGGGTGTCGGGGCAGTGTTCCCAAAACGGATCGCCGGGTTCTGCCCACCATTCGTAGACGTAATAATTTCCGGGCTTCTGACGCTTCGCAACGTCTTTGATGTATTGCAGGTCCAAAGAATCGGCGATCTGCGTCCCTTCGGCCGAAAAAAGGGTGTATCGGGCGATTTTCATTTTGTGCGAACCATCATTAAATCAAATCTGCTATTATCCTCGCCCGCAAGGGCTCCGCCCTCAATGGTCCATGAACCACTATGTACCTCCCCGCTTGGGGCTATTATTCTAGCGGCGAGTTTGTACACATCCGCGCGGGGACGTAATTGTATTTCACCGGCTAATTTCCAGCCGATCCGGGTTTGCAGAATGTAATCCCCGGTTAAGTACTTCATCAGATCAAAATTTTCCATAATAGTGCTGTTTTGCGGTTTAACTTGCGAAGGCCGGGAAGGTGATCCCCGCGGACGGTTGCCCGGCGGTCTGCCGCGCCTTCTCCACGCGATGCGAATGCTTCACCAATACAATTTTGCCACTTTATGCCGTCGCGGGCGGCTGGGGTTTCGGCCAGTGGCGGACCCCTCCCCCGAAGGGGGCTATTTCGTTACCTCGTGGATTTCGCACTGGCCGAGGATCGAAACCTCCACCAGAACCACATCGCCGGCGTCATATACTCGCTCCACCCGGAACGAATACCGGAACATAAGCCAACATATCGCGGCGGTCACAATCGCAGTAACCAGATACCGCATAAAAGTGCATTTTTTCATGGCTCTAATCTTTAATCTCTTCGATATGTTTGTTATTCATGCAGGGGTAGGCTGATAGGACCCTCACGCGGATTCATTGTGCGCTCCGAAGGCACAAATAACGTCGCAAATTTGGGTCTGGCTGACCCCCTCCGGATCGGGCACAAGGCGGTACGTTCGCCCCCGGAGCACGAAAGGCTCGCCGTTTCGGCTATTTCGGATCGCCGCCCGTTCGATCTCGTCGATATTATCAAGATTATTTTTCATCGGGTTGCTGGTTTCGAATGTTTGTGCACATATCGGCGTATCTCTGGGCAGACTTCAACACTCTCCACCCCGCAGCGAGGGCGCGCGCCTGAATATCCAACAATGGTTCCGCCGTTACTTTTCGCCCCTGCTCCCACTTGGCGAACTGCGCAGGGGTAAATACTACTTTCGCTATATCGACGTCGTACACCAGTGCACAACCGCAGTAGCTGTATTGGTGCCAGCCGGATGCCCCATTCAGGACTATGTCCAATGATAGGGCCGGAATTGCTTCGTTTTGATCGGCGTACCACTTGCAGATTTCTATATAACTGTCCAGCAAGAAATCAGCATAATAAGCCGTCGCTTTATTCCATTGCCCGCGTTTCCGTTCGGTATCGGAAATATAGGTGCGCAGGTCGGAAAGATATTGATGTGATGTTAAAATATTGTGTATCATGGCGTTATAGTTATTTGACTTTGACAATTTGGCGGTAGCTGGTCGGTGTTTCGAACTCGTATATGCGGACGCCATACTCGCATGGATAAACCCGCTTGCGTCCGTCCGGGTCGTTAATCTGAAAGTGCGACAGGACTGCCGACATTGCATAATGATAGTCCGGGCGACCGTATTGCATCGGCACGACAAATGTCTGTTCGGACGGGTAACCCTGATTGACCGTTACAATCATGGCAAAATACGGGTTGCCATAGGTTTTTTGAAAGCACGTAAAGTAGTGCGCTGAGATCGACGAAGGCGATAACGGCCGATGCGAATAATATCCTTTTTCATAGTTGTATTGGTTTTGTGTTTTTCTCTATACAAATATACGCAAAAATATTTACTTTGCAAAATTTTCTAAGGAAAAATGCACGGTTTTCTGCATTTTTTTTCGCTGATCCGAGAGTGCCAGCAGCGGAACCCTCGACCTGCCCCCGCGCGTCCCCCGCCCCGATCTCGCCCGACCTCCCCGACGAGCCTACACCCTGCCACGCCCACACCGGTAGTACCTCCCCGGCTTCGGTATCTCATAGGTCGTAGGTCTACCCTTCGACATATACCGCTATCCTATGAAGTACTATTATGTGTGTGCAACGCAGGAGCGCGGGCACGTGCGGGCGTCCGGGCGCGTGACGCGAAAGTGTACGCGTGTGATGCGGGTGCGTGCGTGGGTGTGTGCTCGTGTGCGTGTGCGCATGCGTGAGGGCGGGAGCGGGTGGACGGGGGTGTGCTGGCGGGTGATCTCTGAGGGGTGCGGCTGGAGGATCGGGATGAGCGTGGGGATTGGGCTGGCTGGCTGGGTGGCTGGCAGCTGGTGCGCCAAAGGTGGGAGGACAGGACGGGCCTGAGCGCGAGCCGAAAGGCGAGCGCGAAGGAAGGCAACGAACGCAGGGTAAACAGGGCGGGGGTGGGTCCCGTGCTAACACTCTCCATATTTTCTCCCGTGGTTTTTTTGGGACTATGGGGCTGCGAACTTTCCCTTACTCGACTTTGAAATCCGCGGGGGATTGGTTTTCGGGACCTGTTCCTAAAAAACTTTATTATCTCTGATGTTATGACATTTCGGGATTTTTGCTTATATTTGCGCAAAACGTAATGCTATGAAGATACTTTGTAAATCGCCGGGGGCGCCTCAGCATGAGAGCTACGACTTCCTGCGCATTTCTCTCAAGGACACGCCCGCGGAGGGTTACGAGCCTATGGCCGGCGGGAAGTGGTACGTATTGGTCACTGAAATCTCCCATCGATGGGCGCCAACAGAGTAAGCTATGCGTAAAATTATACCCCCCCCCACTGCCTTCGCTTCGTTCACCGGCTCGGCCGCGTATGTGGGCAACTCTGATGCGGACCTGAGCCGCAACCTTGCGGATAATGTCGATCTTCCCGCTATCTTCCGGACGCTGGATCAGGGCGTATGTCCGGGGCTGATACTGTCGGCCATCGATGGCAGTATGTTGATCTGCTCAGGATATACGATGATAATGGCCAACGATACGATCGCCATTACCTTCGCGCCGATCAAGCCGTTCAACCTGTCGGTGTCGGTGTCGCTCACCAAGACCGATTCGGGCGGTACGGCCATTCGGATTCCCGGCTCGGAATGGTATCTGGAGGCATCGACGCAAAGCGGGGCGTAAGAAAATTTGGAAATCCGGAATTTCTCCCTATCTTTGTGATGTCGGGCGCGCAACCCGATCGGCCGGGGCGGTTTTGTTTTTTCTCGGATTCATTCCCCCTTTCCCAAGATTCAGGTGTGTACCCGGCCGCCTTTCGAAACCTCTGGGCCTGACAGTCGGCCTGTTCGCATAATGTTTGGATTTTGCAGCGGCGTCGGAATTTTTCCGGCGCTTTTTCGTCTCTTTTTTGATTTTACCGGAAATTTCGCTAAGTTTGTCCGGACATTAACCCCGAAGCAATGATTATCGCCAACTCCACATCCGCAGTGCGCATAAACTCCCAGAACGTCATCGGCATCGACCTCGACGAGTTCACCGGGACCGTTACTATCCACTCTTCGGTGGACAACGAAGAGCTGGAGATCACTCCCGACCTGCCGGCATCCGGGCCGGGTCTCTACATGGCGCTGGTCCGCGCCGTGGCTCAAGACAAGCCTTTGTGCGACATCCGTAAATTCAAGTAGCGATGGGAACGAATCCGTGGGCGAACAGAGCGGCGGGCGCCGCGCCGGCCGCGGGCGCCGACGCCGAAGAGCGCGCCGCCCTGATGGAAGAGGTCCGCGCCGAGGTCCGCGAGGACGTGCGCAAGCGCTTTGGCGATGACAAGAATCCCGTGACGGAGTTCCTGCTGAAAGTCGGGGTGCTGGAGGACATGGAGGTCATGCGCCGCGTCACCATGCGAACCTCCGACAACAAGCTGATATACCAGTGCGGGAAGAAACTGGACCTGCTGAAAACCTACATCGCGCTGGCCAAGGAGACCATCGTCATGCAGGAAAAACAGCAGAAAATAGACTCGGCGGCCGGCGCCGGCGACGATAAGGACGAGGTGATCGTTTCACTGGAAAGAACCTGATGAAAGTACGGCTGGACATACCCCTGAACCCCAAGCAGGTAGAAATGTATAACCTGCTCAACTCCGGAAAGTTCACGGAAATTCTGTTTTACGGCGCTTCCCGCTCCGGCAAGACTTTCCTGATACTTTTCTGGATGATCGTTCAGGCCATCGTCTACAATGCCAACTCGCTGGTGGTGCGCGAGACCTTCACCTCGCTCAACATGGGTATGATCCGTCAGACGCTGCCCCGCGTGCTGGACGCCATAGCCCGCCTGAACGGCAAGAAAACATACCAGAAACTCATGGTCGGAGGAAAGCCCTTCGCCAAGTACAACGGCAAGGACAACGTGCTGACGCTGTTCAACGGCGCCTACATCCAGTTCGCGTCGATACGCGCCGGGGCGGACGGCGCCGGCGACACCTACGACAAAATCCTCTCCACGGACTGGGGTCATATCTTCGCCGACGAGGTGTCGGAGATCGACTTCGCCGCCATCGAAACCCTCTACTCGCGTCTTGCGCAGCTGTTGCCCGTGCCCAACATCATGTTATACGCCCTGAATCCCACCACCGAGTTGCACTGGACCTACAAACGCTTCTTCAAGAAGGAGAACATGGACGGATCGCCCCTCGCGGAGTCCATCACGGAGCTGATGTACGCCATGCACTTCTCCAAAGACGACAACGTGCAGTTTGTGTCCAAGCAGTACTTTCAGGGGCTGGACCGACTCTCCACCCTCTCCCGCGCCCGCTTCCGCGACGGCGAGTATTCGAAGATCGGCACCGGAAAGTATTTCCGGCAGTTCACGTGGCTCTACCGGCCGCATATCGACCAGATCGTAGAATGCGTGATCTACACCGACCCATCGGCCAAGTCGAAGGAGACCAACGACTTCAAGGCCACGGTAACGCTGGTGCGGACCGTAGACACCCGCATCTGGCTCTGGGACTGCCGCGCCGTGCAGGGCACGAGCCATCAGATGCTCGAAAACATCTACGAGCTGGCCATGAAAGCGCCCCTGACCCCGCGAATCATCATCGAGAAGAAACAGCTTCCCCTCGACTTCGAGAAGACATTGCAGCGCTTCCAGATCGACAACCGCTGGACGGCGCCGATATGCTGGGACACGCTCAACCACGGCGACAAGTTCTCGTGCATCGAATCGACGCTGGAGCCGCTGGTGAATACCGGAAAATTCGTATTTTGCAACGAATTGCAGAAATGCGGCGTCTACGAGCATATCATCGACCAGTTCGTGCGATTCTCCGACACCAAGACCTCGGACCGCAAGGACGACATACCCGACGCCTGCGCGAAGGGCGTCACGTTCCTCAACCACAATATTGTCCAACAGTCGCGCACCGACGGCGCGCAGGTACTCTTCTACCGCCGCGGCACGCTGACCCAAATTCCAAGCTGATGCCAGTAGCAGTCAAAAACCAAAATTGGATTCAGGGCGTATACGACCCATCGACCGGAACGCATGACCCCGGCGTAGCAGCGCAAGTCTGCGCATCATTTCCCGCGTCGGCATTCCCCGACGGGTATCTGCGCTTCGCCGCGGCGCTCACCGATCTGTTCGAGGCGCAGGCCGATCAGGTGTTTGTCTTCGGCCGCACCGCCGCGGGGGAGATGACGGAACCCGTCATGGCCACCGGATCGCCCTTGACGGTAACACTCGGCGCCGAGTGGCTCGCCGACGTCGAAACCGTCTTTATCAACATCGCATGCACCGAAGATGTCACGGACCATGCCGCGTGGGCCTCGGCGGTCATTCAGCTCGACATGTCGCCGAACTACTTCCCCGAATCGGCGCTTGGCATCTACATCACGCCCCAACAGCTCCGGCAGTTCAAAAACATGTACCCGGACTGCGTGTCCGACGCCTACCGCGCCGCCGTGGGGGAGCTTACCGCCAACATCGGCAACATCTTCGACATGGCGGCCATGCTCGGCGAGCCGGACGAGAACAAGAAGGACGACACGATCCGCTGGATTTTGCAGGTCCTGACTGCATATAACATCGCATCGCCGAGCCTGAACTACTCGGAACCCCTTGCCGCGGCCTACGAGAAGGTCGCCCAAACCATCATCAAACTCAAGGGCGGAGTGGTGTCGCTCGAAGAGCCGGCGCCCTACCGCACCGATTCCCAGAACGCCAACGCGGAAGTCATCACCTCCCGTTACAAATACCTCGGATAATCATGGCAAAATTTAAGTTTCCAAAAGTATCGCCTTTTCAGGTGCCCCAGCAGATCGGCACCGGCAATATCGAATCCCGGTATCTGTTCAACAACTACCGCCGGGAGTGGACGCCGGCGCTGTGGCGGCGCGCCGTGGACATGGCCATCCAGTACTCGGACATGTCCCTGCTGGACACCCTCTACTCGTGGTGCATGCAGTCGTCGCCGTTCTTGGTCTCGCAGATCAACAAGCGCCTCATACCCATCTATAAGCGCAACTTCGTGTTCGGCCGCAACGGCCGCGAGAACTCCCGGCTGACGGAGAAATACATCCGGAACTCGTGGTGGTTCAAACGGTTTATCCGATATATCCTCCTGTCGCAGTTCTACGGATGCAAGATGGTGGCCATCAACCCCGAAAAGCGCAAGGTGGTGGACTTCCCCCTGCGCAACATCGACATCTTCAACGAAGCCCTGCGTTTCCAGACCTTCGAATACTATCAGGTCATCAACGCCTCGGACTATGACAACCTCTTCTTCTTCCAGCCGGAAAGCGATCAGGATTTCAAGCTCGGCCTTCTGCAATCCATATCCCGCGCCATGATCGGCATCGTGGAAATGTTCAACGACTGGCAGGTGCTGGGCAAAAGGTACTCTTTCCCCCTCACAACCATCGGTTACGACGCCAACAACGCCAAGGCGCAGACGCAGGCCCAGACCGTGGCTCAGAACCTCGACATGCTCACCATTCCCCTGATCCCCTACGTGCAGGACATGGTGAACAACGGCAAGAGTCTTTACTCCATCGAGGTAAACCCCATCAACACGCAGACGGGTTCCGACGCCTTCCGCGTGATGAAGGAGTACATCGTGGAATACCGCTCCGAGATCATGCAGGCGGTAACCGGCGGCACCCTGCTCGGCTCCACGGAGAAAAACACCAACTCCGAGCAGCTGGCGCAGATACATTGGGAAATCTATCAGGACATCCTGAACGCCGACGCCGAAATGGCCCTGATGATTATGAACCGCGAGGACACCAAGCACAAACTTGCCGTGCTGTTCGATGACGCTTCCATCGAATCTGCCCCCATCATCGAACTTCCCGACGACCGTCTGCCGATCAGCACCTTCGTGGACGTGGGCAACATGATGGCCAAGCAGGGGTCGAAGTTCAAGCCCGAAGCGTTCCGGCGCGTAGGCATCGACCCCTCGGACGTCGAAGCCGAAAAGAAGGAGGAAGAGAAACAGAGCCTGATCGGCCGCGTGTTCAACCCCCGGAAGAAGGAGGATCAGACCGAAAAGGTAACCGAGAAAACCGAGACGGAATGAAAACCGCGCGCGACTTCGAACTCGACTGCCGCCGGCTCCGGCAACATCTGATCGAGGTGCTGCCGGCAAAGCTGGGGGCGTCCATGCTGGAAGAGACGCGCACCAACTTCCGCAACGAATCCTACGGCAACGACGATGTGAGGAAGCGGTGGCCGGAACGGCGCTACGAGGGCAAATTGACCTACCCCAAGCTCCGGTACACGGGGCGCCTGTTCCGATCCATCCAGCCGAAGGTACACCGTATATCTTCCCGCGCCGCGGTCGTATCGCTCGGATCGCCCCTATCCTATGCGCAGGAGCATAACGAGGGATGGCGCCCCGGCATGCCTGTTACGGGTTCCACCCTGCGCCAGCCGCCCAGCGCCACCAAGCGCGTATGGCTTCCCCGGCGGCCCAAACAGCGCCAGTATATGGGCATCGGCCGGCGATCGGTCCGCAAGTTCATGCAGGTGATCCGAAAAGAGGTGAATGCGGCCATGCGAAAATAATTTTTTCGCCGGAATTTGGAATTTATCTGAAAATAACTTACGTTTGCGTGAAATATGTTCGGTGACATCATAGATAGGATCATTCAGGTACTTCGCAATTCTCAGGTCGTGATTGCGAATAAAATGTCCGTCTGCGTCATATCATCCGACGAAACCCAGACCGTCAATACCCCCCTCCCGGCCATCGCCGTGGGGGTAGAGGACAGCAACAACGCCGACGTGTTCATAGGCGGAGCCATCAAGGACCGGCTCAGAATCAAGCTCTGCGTGCTTGTCGATCTCACCAATTATTCGTGGTCCGCTGACAAGCAGTTTCAGGCAAGCCTTATTTCGCTGGGGCACGGCGTCCGCAATGCGGTGGAAAAGGCCAAGACGGCAGGTGATTTTCTGGGACTCCAACAGAAATACAACCTGTGGCCTCTCTATCAGGGCTTCAAGACCTACCAGCGCATTTCCACCAAAGATACCTTCAACACCGAAGTGATGGTGTGCGAAGTAATGTACGAAAGCACGGTGTTCGATCTGGAGCTGGCCCGCGAGAGCCGGCCGACGGAAGAGGTCGAAAAGGTAAAAATCAAAGGGTTCACCGGAACGGATCAGGACCTGACCACGGAGTTGCCCATCGTAACAACTTGATTATGGAATTGAAGATCAAACGGCAGAAGCTCAGTGATGAATCGCTCAACGACAAGGATTATGTCGTGCTGAACGACGGTATCAACTGGGACCGCTACAAGAAAAATCCCATCCTGCTCTGGGACCACAACCCCCGTGAGCCTATCGGCAACGTGGTGAACATACGCCGGGGAGAGGACGGGGATTGGTATGGAGAATTGCGATTTGACGGAGTGACGGAGCAATCCCGGCAGCGGCGCGATCAGTACCTTGCCGGTACGCTCCGGGCCGTCTCTCTCTCCGGCAAAATATACTACACACTGCGCGACGGCATCAAGTACGCCACGCGCTTCGATGTGTACGAAATATCCCTTCTCTCGCTTCCATCGAATGCCAACGCCGTGGACGAGGTGGAGGGCGCCGAACCGGCACTGCGCGTGGGATTCTGCGCCGTGGAGGCCGAAGAGCTGGAATCCCTGACCTCCGGCTACACCGAATCATTAACCAAATATCTCAACAAGATGAAAGAAGAGAACCAGACCGCCGAGGTGGAGAAAACTGCCGAAGCGAAGGGTTCGGAAGCCCCGCAGGAGCAGGCTCAGGAGCAGTTCGCGGCCGCGGCCCAGCCTGCGGAAGCGGCTGACGCCGGTACGGTTTCCGAAACCGAGAAATTCGAAGGAGCGCGCGAAGGCGCCCTCAGAGCGTTTAACGAGTTCCTGCGCCTGATCGGCATTCGGGGAGCCGAAGCCGCAAAAGCGGACAGCGACATGGCCGAAGAGGACCGCAAGGCCGCCGAGGAAGTGCGCGACGCCGAAAAGAAAGAAGAGGATGATGACGATGACGACGGCCGCGAAGAGCGCGGCGAGAATTTCGCATCATCGACAACCGAGCAATCCAAACCTGCCGCCCGCATCCTGAATGTGGAGGATACGGTTGAAAAATCAAGTAAAACCAACGTTCAATTCAGTTCCGCTATGGAAAGAAAAACCATCCACGAGTATCTTCGTGACAACGCCGGCAAAGACCGATTCTCCGAAGCCGTGCGATTCTCGGCGGCAGTAGGGAAAATGAACCCTAACGAAGCCGCTCAGGATTCGCGCATGAACCTCCTGCGCGAGTTCGCCTATTTCGCCGCCAAAGACCGCGGCTTCCGCGCCGCTGTCGGGGGCATGAACTTCGACATCAACGGCCGTCCCACCGGTACGGCTGACGAGGCCCTGAACCGTCTCGAACAGTTCGCATCGGGTCTCAACTCGATGAACTTCATCGAAACGACGCCCGACTTGGCCAAAATCGAGTGGTCCACGATGATCTTCCGTGAACTCTTCCCGGACGATTCGTGGGCAGACCACATTTCGCGTCTCAGCGCCGAGGATGTGGCCGGCATCATCTGGATCAACTTGGCCATCAAGCCGAAGGTGTACTTCGGCAAGCGTGCCCCGGTCAACGTGTCTCCGTCGCTCTACGACGATGATCCCGTGGGCATCATCATGCACCTCTTCGCCCTCGAAAACATCGTTTGGCAGCAGGCCAACACCGATCTGCTGGCGTACGACGATGTGGCACTCGGCACTTCGGAGGCCCTGCGCTGGCTGTCGTCGAAGGCCCACAACTACATCATCCAGAAGCTGTCGGAGGACGCCAGCGTTACGCGCCTGACCACGGGCGAGAAAACGTACTCGGCAACTAACGCCTTCCCGGCTAACCCGACGGCAACCGGAACGCTGAAAGAGATCGCCCCGGCCGACTTCCTCGCCATGCAGACGGCGTTCGTCAACCAGAACTACGTCATGGAGACCTTCGCCGCCGAAATGGTGATGCCGGCCGTCATGCACGAACAGCTCCAGTCGAACGCCACGCTCACGAACCTGCTGACCAAGAACGCCGGAAGCATGCGCCCGATGTTCGGAGAGTACGCAGGCTTCGCATTCCGTCCTCGTTCGATCACGACGCTGTATGACAGCGCCTCCAGCAAGATCATCGACCCGGAACTGTATCTGGACGGCAAGATCACCGACGAAACGGGCGCCATTCCCACCTACACGCCGCCTGTCATCCCGGCTACGGCGTACGGATCGGCACTGGCGTTCATCCCCTCGGAGGCCATCATCGCCATCGGACGGACCAACGTCCATATGGTCACCGACCCGTCGAACTACGGCTGGCGCATGTCGATGGATATGCGTCTGGGTGCCGGCGCCGCACGTAAGGGCGGACTTGGCATCGGCGTGATCGCCCCCGGAACGCAGGCCTAAGGCTAAAATCAACTCCCCACTGACCCCCCCCCGGCAGTGGGGATAACCAACAACTTTAAAATCACAAAATTATGTCCACGAAACCCGTTTATTCCGAGCAGTATTTCATCAACCTTATGGCCGCGGCTATGGCGTACGGCACGATCTACGTGACCAGCGACGCCAACACCTACCGCGACGAACAGTCGGCCATAACCCGATGCCGGGACTTCATGAAGCTCCGCCGGATCGTGCGCTACGCAACCATCACCAAAGCGACGTGCCCCACCAATGAAGATGAGCTGAACGACCTGATGGTTACGGTAGAGAGCAAGGTGCCCGAACCGGTTCAGACGAAGGAAACGCCCCAGCCTATGGACCTCGCCGCCGCCGCCGCCGCTCTTGCGGCCAAGAAGGCGCCGGGCCGAAAGAAAGGGAAGGCATCTGCCGCACCCGATCCCCAGCCTGCGCCGGCGCCCGATCCGGAACCGGAACCGGAACCGGAAAGCGCTGCCGACGACGATCCGCAGAAGGAAGAAGAATCCGCTCAATAAGCATAAATTACCATTAACATGGCTCAAACTGGAATTAACATCGAGCTGAAAGATACCACACTCAGCCGCCGCCAGCCCTCCGTGGGCAATGCGGCGCTGGTGTACGGTATCAAAGTCTCGTCCGGATCGGTGAGCGGGAAACCCACACTTATCACGAGTCTGGATTCCTACACCGCTTGGGCCGCATCCGACGCTCCTGACGCCAAACTGCTCAACAACGATCCCCACCTGTTGGGAATGGTGACGCAGTTCTACGCCAAAGCCGGAAGCGGTACCTATCTGTGGCTGATCTTGACGAGCGGCGAAAAGGGTGATTTCGTTACGACCAATGCGGCGAACATCAAGCGCCAAATCCGCTTGACGCTGGAGGCCAACTACGACAACCGCCCCCGCATTATCGGCTGGTGCTCGCAGGCCAACGACGATGCCTCAGGGTGGGTCCCCACGACCACTCCGACCGTTGTAAAGGCCATCGAGACCATTCAGAATGCAATGTTCGCCGAGGGCATCCGCTTCGTGAACGTTTATACGTCCAACGTCGATGGGGCGCAGGCAAATTCGGCCTCCAACATCACCAACCTCTCCACCTATGCGACCCCGTCGGTAGCGTACATGCCTACCACCACGCTCTACAACACTACGGTGGACGATCAAGGCAACATCACGGCCTACACCCCCATCAAGGATGTGGGAGAAGCCATCGGTATTCTGTCGGCTATCTCGGTCGCTGGATCCATCGGCTCGCACGAACGCGCGGCCGTGGCGCAGAAGGCGTTCTTCAACGACCCCGAAACCGTCGTAAGCGTGACGGAGGTAGCCCCCTCAATCATCGACGCGCTGGGCAAAGGTCAGTATCTCTTTCACCGGCCCTATCCCACCGGCATCTTCTACAACGACGGCGCCACCTGCAACGACCCGACGAAGGCGTTGTCGCGGCTGGAGTTCGTTCGGCTTGGGAACGCCGTGTGCGACGATGCGCAGGAGTTCTTCTCGCAGATTCTGAACACGCAGGCCCCTGTTGACGCCAAAGGCGATCTGAGCAGGACCTACGCCACGCAGATCGAGAACAACTTCTACAATCTCTACTGCCAGCCCCGCATCAGTCAGCGCCAGTGCTCCGGCATTCGCGTGACGGTGGCCGCTCAGGACAACAATTTCGTGTCCACGCGAACGATTCTGGTGTCCATCGAAATTCTGCCGTCGCCCAACGTAGACTGGGTGAAGGTAGGTGTTCTGTACGTATCAGCACTTTCGTAAAAATCAACGACTATGTACGAACCCTATATCATCTCCAGCGCGGAAGCTAAAATGAACATCACCCATCGCGGCCAGATGTTCGACATCGTAACCGGTGTCCAGCTCTCCATCTCCCGGACGCAGGACGTTCAGGAAATCTTCGCCATCGGCCGGTTGGAACCTATTGCCAAGAAAGTAATCAACAAACGATTTACGGGCAATATGTCCCTCCAGACCGGTGAGTACGAGACCATCCTCGACGCCATCAATGCGTCGATAACTACCGGCTTCATTTCATCGCTCACCGACTTGGGGAACTTCTCCATCGGCTGGACCCTCGAAATGACCGGCCTGATCGCCCCCCGCACGATCATCTACTCTCTGGATTCCTGCGCTATTTCGTCCGACGACTTTTCGGTGGACCGAAACAGCCCTGAAATCAACACTTCCCTCGCAATTCAGGGAATAGGTATTACCCGTTCAGTTTTACCGCTTTAACCCAGCAGGGGCGGTGAAAATCGCCCCTGCTATTTTTACTAAAATTTATGTCCGGAAAAACAATCATTCAGAATTACACCGTCCGCTTGCGGTATTTCAAGCGGAGCGTAGCCCCGAAGGCTCAGGTAATAGAGCAAGAGGTTGAGGAGGATGTAGAAGTCGGCATGCTGTCCCGAACCTCCGCGGCGCACACCAATTTTGCCACCCAGCTGCTGATGCACGGCGCATCCGGCGATCTTGAGCAGCTGGCGCCTATCGCCACCAAGTTCTGCGAAATGATGATCGTAGACGACAAACAGCGCAAGGCCATCGTGAACGACGTTATGGCCTGCATCGACCTTTACGGCTCCGATCCGGTTCAAAAGGACATCGAGCGTTTTTTATCGCGCTGGGGTGTGGTGATGGGGCTTCTCGGAACCGCCGAGAACCCAGCCTCCACGAACGAATAAAGGAGTACGGCAGGAGCGACCCCTTCCTGCTGAAAAAAGCCTTTATTTCGTATGTGTTTCACGAACCGATAACCACTCTTGAAACCCGGTTGTCGGCCGCTGACATCGACAAATATTCCGACATGGCCATGTGGGTGATCGACAACATTATCTACGCGCCATTCAAAGCCAAAAAATGATATGGACGGGCAGACCTATCAAATAAAGCTCAACATCAACGTAGACGATTCTCAGCTCTCGAAAGCTGAGCGGCGCATCCGGGACCTCGAAAGAGGACCGGGCCGCGGCCGCGGCGGTAGTATGGCCGGGTCAGGGGGCGCAAGCTACTCAAACATCCCTGCCCGTCGTCAAGCCTACTACCGGGCGCTTTCCCGGCGTTTCGATCAAACTCCCGGACTATCCAACGAAGGTTTTCTGAGCAATGTTAACCGGTTATATCATCGGGCGGATGTTTTTAAGCACAACTTCTTGGGAAACATTGCCACCCTGCCGGGCATGTTGCGAAACCTCTCCAATTTCGGGAGTGTACTTGGGTCTATCGGCAAAATAGCCGGCGGCGTGATTGCGCCATTGGGGGCATTATCCTCGGCCCTGACTACCTTAGGAGGGGCCTTTATCGCCTACAAAGGAGCTCAGGTGTTCTTGCGAGGGGGTGCCCTTATGCTCGGCACCCGCATTATGAACAGTGCGGCAATGCAGGAGGCAGGATCCAGCCTCATGCAGTTTTCTATGGCCAAAAAAGGGCTTGGGGCCGCCTACGAACGATCTCTGGAGGAATCCACCCGGCTGGCCGCAGAATACGGCTTTAGCCGCACCGGAATCCTTAATTCCATCAACATGCTGAGCGGTCTTAATGTGGGGAACCGAACGCTATCCCGCGAAGAGGCCGTGAGAATTGCCACGCAAGCCGGAAAAATAGCCCACGTGGGAGGTGTTCCCTTCGAGCGCGTCAATATCAACCTCCAGCAGTTGTTGGGACAGCCCACGTCCTCTTCGCGAGATCTTCGGGAGCTTATTCAGGCCGCGCCTATCATTGGCAAGATCGCCCAGCAATCTATGGCCAAAAAAAAGATTTCCGGGGATGTTTTTGACTATTTGAAAGACAAGGCCGAACTCCTCAACGTACTGAATGAGTTCGACCGCATGATCGAATCAAATCCCTTGATGAAATCACGAGGTAGGGTGGCGTTGGCAAAGGAAAATTTCTATCTCGAAGTGGCGAATACGGGAGCCGAGTTTTGGGAAGCCATCGCCAGCGGTAATGAAAAACTCTATAAGTCTCTTACAAGTGCTATTACGAACGCCATTTCCAAAGTAGACCCAGAGTGGCTTGAAAAACAGTTTTCAGACTTCGCCGACACCGTGGAATCCGCGCTTAAATCCATCACTAATTTTTTCGATAAGGTGGGACCAGCCATATCGGCTGCGGGCACCGCCATGGGCTGGGTGTACGACAAATCCGTTGGTAAAAGGAATTGGGGAGTACAAACCACTGTTCGTTTGGCATCCGCTTTGGGGAGCATGATAGCTGGGAGAAGTCCCATATTCCATTATTATACCCCTACATTCAACCCAAAAACCGGGAAAGTGGAAGAGGGGGATTATACAACCAAATTCGGCCGCTCCCTGCGTTGGGAAGAGAAGAGCCGCAAGGCCGCGGCAACAGCGGAGCGGCAGGCAAAGGAATATGCTCTCCAAAAGGCAAAAGTCCCCCAAGAAAAGTGGAAAAGATACCTCAATGATCCTACAGCATGGAAGGCATTAGGGTCCGAAACCCGCATGTTTCCCACCGGGTACGAACTTACGCCGGAAGCTCTCGCTTGGCTCAATCCCGCAGCCGGATTGGATGGTAACGGCGGCAACATCTCGACATACGACGGGCTTTCCGACATCACCAAAGGTGCCCGATCCCTGATTATCAACTTCAATCGGGAGATCGTCAGCATGCCTATCAGCATCGACAACGTGAACGACGGCGCCGACTTGGGCGCTCAGCTTCAAGGAGCCTTATACGACAACATCATGCGCGGCTTGCAAGTCGCACTCAACAACGCAACCGGTGCAATGTAATGAATTCCAGAGACCATCAAAATACGCAGGACACCTTCACTCAAGCCGCTACCCATCTCCAGCAGGCCGCCAGCTCCCCGGAGCAGATATACCAGCGGGCGAAGGATCAGGTGCTCGACGCCGCAGATGCGGTGTTGAACGCCCGAAAGATCGTGCTGTCGCAGGCAGGTATTGTCCGCGTGCTGATCGAAAGCCCCGGCGGCAAGATACGCACCGGCGACAACACCCCGGAAATGTCACCGGCTCCCCTCTATAAAAAGAAGTATTCGGTATCTACTCACGAGTACGACACCCAACGTATCCAAGACGCCCTTTCCGGTCTCACGGATGATCCCATCGCCGACGCGATATTCGCCTGCGGAGACTACTACGCTCCTCTGTCGCTGAACTTCTCCGTGTCTGCACAGAAGATCACCGACGAATCCCAGCTGGTGGACGGAATCAACATCGTTCAGCGGGTGGCCAAAGGCCCGAAAGTGGTATCGGTGTCGTTCAACATCCAGCGCCGGAAAGCGCAGGAGGGAGAGGATATGTCGGCCACCACCATCCGGCGCCGCAATGCCCGCGGCGGGGACCCCACGCCGGTATACAAGCTGACGCGGTTTCTGGATGAACTCTACGAGAACGACGAGGTTTTTGCCATCGAGAACACGGTGCTTAATGATGAAATAGGAATCGGCTGGGCGTTCATCAAGTCCTACCGCTTCTCGCCTATGCAGGGCGACACCTTCGGTTCCATCAACTTGGTATTGCAGGAGGTGAACATCGCCGATCCGCTTCTCTACACCAATTCCGCCAACACGCAGGATTCGCAGTCCGTGCCCACAACCGTGAAATAACATGGCCGTCCGAAACATAACTGGAAACTATCTGATCTGCGGAAACGAGGTTTTCGTTGAGGGGAAGAGCATCGGCCAGTTCCAATCCTTCGAATCCGACGAAACGCGCGAGAACATCGTTGGAACCGCATCCATCGAGATGCCTTTCTACACCATAGCCGCGAAGGCCGCGAAGGAGGTGGGGCGCGGAAGCACCATCGCCGTTCAGCGGGTGGGTAAAAACACGACCACTTACATTCGCATCAACCCGGACGACTGGAATATCAAGACCGGCGCCCGCATTCAGGTGTACGCATGGTATCACGACAACGCCGTCATCGGCCAGAAGTTCGAAAAGCGCCTTGAATTTGACGGATTCATCCGGGATGTTATCGGAGGGTTCCCGACGGTAATAAAGTGCGAGGATGCGGCATTTATGCTTCGATTCGGCACGGTTACGCAGTCGTGGCCCAAAGCCACTCCCCTATCCTCGCTTCTGCAACAGATGTGCTACACGGCCAACGCGGCGTTTGCGAAGTACCGCAAGGACAACAAGCTGACATACGCCTATCCCTCTCTGTTGCCGGACCCCAAATCCATGCAGAGCGATTTTGTGCTCAAACCCGCCACCGGAGTGTCGCCATACGATGTACTGGAGCGGGTGATCGTCGGCATGTATAAACTCTACGGCAATGTCCGCATCGAGAGCGACAAGGCGCGGGTCTACTGCGGACTCGGAATCTCGGAATCCGAATCCCCCACCGTGGAGCTGGACACGTCGGTAAACGTGATAGCCCGCGACATCGTGCCCTCGAACATGATGTTCCAGAATTTCCGCGTCATCGTCCGGTATCTGGAGGACGGAACCATGAAAACCATCGAGAAAGGGGCGGAAAACGGCCTTGTGTACGACCTTCCCTTCACGCCGGGCCGCAATGCTCAGCAGATGAACACCACGGCGCTGTCGGTGCTGGCCGGTCTGCGCGCCCAACGCAACAAGGGCACCATCACCACGTTGCTGTACCCCCTTGTTCGGCTCTACGACTACGTGAATTTCAATGACACCATCTTCAAGTCCCTGAGCGGCGGCTATTACGTCATCGGCCGCAAGGTGACGTGCGGAAAAGGCAAAGGCTACCGGCAGATACTGACGGTTACAAACAAGACATTTCTTTATCTGGCGAACTGATGAATCAAGGACAATTCATACGCAGTATGGAGGACTTCGGCAAGGACCTGCGCCGTCTGCTTGACGGCGTGAACCAGCCGTCCATCCTCTACGGCAACGTCGATTCAGTGAATGAAGAGGCCAAAACAATTAACGTTCGCATTGGTGATGCTGGACTGGTAATACCGGACATAAGCCTATCCAATGTCATCGGCGGGGCCCGTCTTTCGACAAATATATGGATTCTTTATC